CCCCAGGGAACTTTCCCTGGAGGCTAATCACGTACATTACTGTACATGATCTCTCAGAATCAACTGAGGATTGGAGGCATTATGGTTCCGTCGTTCACCAATGAAAATGGTGAATTCTCGAAAGTGTCAGCAGGACCTGTGTCTGATGGATATACCCTTTCGGATTATTCACGTAAAGACTCAGCTTCTTCTGCACTTGTAAATGGTTGGAGAAATCCTAATCCATATACTCGGATCATAATAAATCGACGAGCGTTAGCCGTCGGTTCAGATCGTTACGGTCTGCATTATTTTGCAGGTCTTAACGATTCCATTACCGCTCTTGTTGCACATTTAGGTTACCGATGGTGGGGTTCAAATCCGTCTTTCGACGAAAATTTAGCCAACGAAACGATAGCCAATGCGCGTAACAGTTTAGGTAATGGTAAGTTGCAGTTAGCGAATTCTATTTTGGAATCTCGTCAAACTATCAACTTATTGGCCGGAACATCATTGTCTTTCCTTAAGTTTGTCCGTGCTGTCAAACACGGCGATTTAAGGTATTTTCAAAAGTTTGGCAAAAATATTGCCACTGGGAAGACTCCCGCTAAACTCTGGATTGAATATCAATACGGAGTAAAGCCTTTGATCAATGATGTTCATACCGCGTACGTTATGTGTCAAGGTATAGATCATTCTGTTCATAATTTACGTGCGGTATCCTCTCGAAATAGAGGGTTTTCGTACGATGAACAATATCCATACCTGCAAAGCACATACGTAAGTGGTTCTGGATCTGAGGGTTGCAGAGTTCGTTTTGACGGACTTCTACAAAATTCAGACATGCAACGTGCCCAACAGCTTGGACTAATTAATCCATTAGCCATAGCTTGGGAAGCCGTTCCATGGTCTTTTGCTCTTGATTGGTTTATGCCTATTGGCAACTACCTTTCATCTATCAGTGCCACTTCAGGTGTTTCCTGTCGTGGTGTTACTGTCAGTCAGAGACTCCAGGGTTCTGGGTTAATTCGTGAAGAAAATTGGTTAGGCCAAGACGGCCTCACCAAAGTCGATAAATTCGGTCTCAGAAGGTTAGTCTATAGTGACTTCCCTATCGGAGCTCCGTATGTATCCACGAAAAACCCATTCTCAACAACACATGTTGCAAACGCTCTTGCGTTGTTCAGACAACTCGTACATTGATTGGTACGAGCTCGGTAACGAGAAAGCAATAAACAATCCTGTTTATTGTTCCAGTGGGTTAGCACTTGCAACACCCCATTCCTTGAAAGGGAATAGAATGCCAGCAATAGCATCATTTGGCGTCTCTGATGGCGCCGCGACCCCTGTTAACCACATCTTCAATCCAAACGGTATTGTAAATGATGTGGCGAAGTTCCTCGAGTCTGGTACTTACGCGATTGGTAATAAGGAAATGTCCTTCTCCGTTCGTCGCAGTCCACAGACAGGGAAGTTCACTGTTGTACAGAAATTCACCGTACCTATCGTAGTTGAACCTATAGTCAATGGCATAGGTGAACCTCGCATTGCGCGTGTTGCGCGAGGCGAGTTGACACTTACCTTTGACCAAACTTCAACTAGGCAGGAACGTCTTGACTTTCTGAGAATGTTCACTAATGGTACCCGTACGGGTACTATCGGTGAGAAAGTTGCAGTGGATCTTGAGAATGTATGGTAAATCCCGACTAATTATCGGTATTTCCATTTTCTCTTTGGTTTCACTCTTCCTTTTATCAGGTTGTAGTGATACCAAGATCTCTGTCGGCTCATCAGAGCGACAGGAGTTCTCTCATGTAGGAAACCCTAATGACGAAAACAACTACAGCGACTCAACGATTTCACAACGTGAACACAACAGTCCCTGGTCAACTAACCGATTTGATTATTTCTTCAGTCAATGCACTCCCGGATTACTCCGAAAAATACTTGCATCTGAAGAAGCATTTCCTAACCAAATTCGTAACAACGAATTCAGAAGGACTTGCGTCTCGTCAGGAGAAAGCCATTGCGAAATGGCTTAATCAAGAAGAGATTAATCGTGAAACAAATGTTCGCATCAAGCATCTCCCTCTGGCATATCATATATTACCAGGGGTCACGTTTAATGCTTTCATCTCATTTTCACAACGGTTAGTCCTTGACATCGTGGGTGCCTCCCCTTATCTCGACGATTTTATCGGCGAGTTTTCAGGGGGGGCTTCTACTTCCAAGGGTCGATCTAATAGTCATCCGGCTATTAAGATGACTGATAAAGCACACATTACACGGTCAGCCCTGCCTCTTTGGAACGCTTTAGTTCCTATGATGCCTGGTTGGTCGCCGTTGCCAGATATTCTGGAAACAAACGGAAATGTGTTGTTCACTGTTCCGAAAAATGCGGATATTGAACGATGTGCTTGTAAAGAGCCTGACCTCAATATGTTTATGCAAAAAGGACTCGGTAATAAGATAAGAACTAAGTTAAAGAGAAAAGCTAATATAAATCTTAACGATCAAAATGTTAATAAACAGCTTGCTCGTATCGGTTCTATTGATGATTCTCTCTCAACTTTGGACTTATCTAGCGCTAGTGATAGCGTTACTACCGAACTTGTCCGTCTTCTCCTTCCTCATAATTGGTTCGTTGCACTAGATAGTGTACGTAGCCATTATACGGATGTTGAAGGCATAATCCACCGTAACGAAATGTTCTCTTCTATGGGCAACGGTTTCACGTTTGAGCTTGAAAGTCTTATCTTTTATGCTCTCACGCGAACCACGGCCTATTTTCGAGGTGTTTCGGGCGTCATATCAATTTATGGGGACGATATTATTTGTCCTTCTAAAATTGCGCATGATTTAATATTCGTTTTAAAATTATTCGGTTTCTCAACCAATAATGATAAGTCGTTTATTAACGGTCCCTTTAGGGAATCGTGCGGGGGCCACTTCTACAATGGCTTCGACGTAACTCCTTTCTTTCTCAAGAGACCTATAAAAACCTTAACTGATCTTATTCATATAATGAATAGGATCCGTTATTGGTCTGTCATTAATGAAATTTATCATGATGACTGTTTAGAGGTCCTCTGGAATATGCTTAAACTGCATGTACCTGAGAAACTTTGGGGTGGCTACGACTTATCTTTCGATTTCGCGCTCGTAACATCTGATTCTCCTAGGTTTTACTTAAAACCTATGAAAAAAGTTGTTCAAACGGAAATCGGGGGGTACCTCCTCTGGCTGTGTTACACAAGGAATCGTAATTCGAACTCATCTGTTCAGACGAGTTCTAGATCCATAGAAAAACAAGTGTTTCGATATGGACGGTTACGTCAAGTGAACGCGGGTTTAGGAACCTTATACACGAAGTATAAGGTCACCGAACCCTTATCTACTTAAAAACTTAAGTAGCCCG